CCTTCATTCTTTCAGCAGATCATCTCGAAGTATGAAGGAACCAGATTAGGCAGACAGGAAATAAACGCTGAATTACTGGAAGACGTCCCCGGTGCTTTATGGAAGCGTTCCAGTATTTTATACAAACCCTCCCCTGAATTAGTAAGGGTTGTGGTAGCAATAGACCCTGCTGTTACAAGTTCAGAAGGTGCCGATGAAACAGGGATTATTGTCGCTGGGAAGAGCGTCGATGGTCAAGGTTATGTTCTGGCTGATCGGTCTGCTAGGATTTCCCCTGATAGTTGGGCAAGGCGGGCAGTACAAGCCTTCGATGATTTCAAGGCTGATAGGATAATCGGTGAGGTCAATAATGGTGGCGAAATGGTCGGCCTGACCATTGGAACAGTGAGGAAAAATCTACCATATACCGCCGTCCATGCCAGCCGGGGGAAACAGGCTCGAGCTGAACCAGTAGCAGCGCTTTATGAACAGGGCAAGATTAGTCATATTGAACCCTTCCCTGAACTCGAAGACCAACTTGTTACCTGGACACCTGAAAGTGGAGAATCGCCTGATAGATTAGATGCTTTAGTTTGGGCATTTACCGAACTATTTTTACAGCAATACAAGCCGTTTATGATTGGGTGATTGATGATTCCATTTTTCCGTTCGGAATTATGTAAATGTGGTTGTGGTGAACCACTGGGATTTTGCAAACGACCTCGGGATACTAAATGTCAATTTATTCGGGGGCATCATAGACGGCTCTATTCTCCACTTCTGGACCCCAAAATCGAAAAGAAGAAACGGAGATCATATAATGGGAAAGCGAATCCCTTTTTCGGGAAGCATCATACCATGGAATCTCTAAGAAAAATAATGAAAGGCGGGAGAACGAAACCCAATAAACTTGAATCATATTTAAGTCAAATGCTTCAACAATTCTGCCCGAATGAATGGAAATATGTGGGGGATGGTGAAGTTATAATCGGAGGGAAATGCCCTGACTTTATCAATATAAATGGCAAGAAACAAGTCATTGAATTTATGGGAAATTATTGGCATCCTCTTTTTGATGGTGCCAACAGAATAGAGCATTATAAACAATATGGTTTTGAATGTTTTGTGATTTGGCAGGATGAACTGAAAGATATAGAAAAACTTACTAAGAAAGTCAAAAAACTTGCCATGATTGGTTAAGGAGATATTATGTTAGAGGGAATACGCAATAGGGTGGCGCAAGCCATATCAACTAAAGCTAAAACGGATAATACTCGCTCCTTATCACTTGTGAGCAATTTACCCTCAAATATTCCTGTTTATTCTGATATGTCTATCCGGAAGGCGACGAGAGAGGGCTATAAAATGTCCGTCTATGTATATCGTGCCGTCAGGACGATTATACAGGCAGCCAGTGGCATACCGTGGATAGTTCTTGATAAAAACGGAGAAATTATCCCTGACCACGATTTTACAAAGGTCTGGAGTAAGCCCAATAAAGAATTCTCCGGTCAGGATAATATGGAGTTCATTATCGCTCATCTAAAGTTGGTGGGGAATTCCTTGCTCATGCCAGTCATGGTTAATGGGCTGCCCAGGGAATTTTGGGTTTGTATGCCCGACTTGATTAAACCTGTACCTTCGGAGACTATGGGAGAGTGGTTGAAAGGTTGGCAAGTTACGGATAGGGATGGACGAGAACAGACTTTACCCCCAGAGAAGTTTATTCATTTTATGCAAGTAGATCCTGGCAACCCATATTGGGGCATCGGCGACTTAATAGCTGCCGCCAGAACGGTAGATACCGATAATGAGGCACAGGATACTCAAAAAATCTCTATGCAGAATAGAGGTTTAGTAGACGGTGTGTTCACGCATGAGGCTCCGCTTAATGAGGAGCAATTCAAGGAGGCCCAACGCCAGGTACGAGAAAGATACCTTGACAAATCAAGGCGTCGTGAGCCGTGGGTGCTAGGGGCGGGGGCTAAATGGAATCAAATGAGCCTTACCCCGGTAGAGATGGACTTCATAGCATCTAGGCTTGCAAACCTCCGTGCTATAGCCGCTGCATTTGGTCTTGACCCGTGGTGGCTTGGAGATAGGAGTGCGTCCACTTATAACAACGTAATGGAGGCAAGGAAGGCTCTATACGAAGATACAATTGTTCCCCTATTGGATGACATTCAATTTACCCTGAATCTTAAAGTTGCGCCGATGTATGGAGACATTATAATAGTTTATGATCTATCCGGCATTCCTGCTTTAAGAGAGGACTTCGGCAAGAAGATAACTCAGGCACAGACTTTATGGAATATGGCAGTGCCGTTTGAGCAGATTAACTCTAAACTGGAACTAGGGTTTGAGGAGTTTCCTGGCTGGGGGAGAAGTTGGTTGCCATTTAATATGATGCCTGTTGATTCAATATTAAATGCGGGTGCCCCAAAATCTGCTAACAAAGCTCTCAATCTCGTAACCGAGGAGCAAAAGGCAACCCATTGGAAACGCATAGACACAAGGCGAGTGGCCTGGTGGCGTGTAGTGAGCAATAAAGTTCAGCCATTATATGATGCTGAAGGCGAAGCAGTAATTAAAGCAATCAAGGACAAAGAATCATCTGCATTAGTTACCGAGGCTAATAATGCGATAGATAATCAACGTGGAGATTGGGAGAAGACGCTCACTGCAATAACCATGGCTTTGATAGAGGACTTTGGCAATCAGGCCGCGCAGGATTTTGGCAGTCATCCCAAATCTCTTAAGGAGACAAAACAATGGGTATTCAGCGATGCGGTTAGGGCATGGATTGTTAAATATTGCGCGGATGCTATTACTTCTATTCTGGATACGAGCAAGGCCGCGGTGAAAGACATTATTCTAAGCGGAGTCATTCAGAACCTTAACACCGTAGAGATAGCCAAGAATCTCCGTCAATTCTATGACGATCAATCTAAATGGAAATCCATGAGAGTAGCTAGGACAGAGGTTGGAGCTGCGGCGGGCTATGGACAACACTCTGCTGCGGAGCAGTCGGGAGTGGTTACAAGCCATCAATGGGTCAGTTCACGCGATGATAGAGTTCGTGATCTTCATCAGGAAGTTGATGGCGAGACAGTTCCTTTAGATGAACCTTATAGTAATGGCCTTTCCTTCCCAGGCGATCCCAACGGTGATCCTAGTGAAATAATCAACTGCCGGTGCGTAGAGGCTTTTTTGGCTTAAAGTATGTTATAATCTTTGATGGTTACTAGATGGCGGAATAGGTAGACGCTAGTCGAAAGGGCAGTGAATATCAGCAATGATATACGCACTCGCCAAATTGGGTGACTCGTTAGGGCAGAAATGCTACCGAGCGGTGAGGTCAAACCCTAGACCATCTAAGGTGCAAATCCCTAGCTAGTAACCATTCATGGCATCTACTAAAGCTCTCATTTCGAGGGCTTTTTTTATTAAACAGGAGGCAATATGGATATAGAACAAAAGATCGTTAAATTCGAGGTTAAGATGGTTGACGACCAAACAGGTATATTTGAAGGTTATGCTGCCACCTTCTCCAAGAAGCCCGATTCTTACGGGGATGTTATAGAGCCAGGGGCATTTACCAAGACGCTCCAAGAAGGGGCGAACCGAATCAAGATATTGTGGAATCACAATCCTAACGAGCCGATTGGCAAGCCCATAACCTTAACCGAAGATGCTCATGGATTGCATATTAAGGGCAAATTGACCCTTGGCGTCCAGCGGGCCCGCGAAGTCCTGGCCTTAATGAAGGACGGCGTAGTCAATCAACTTTCTATTGGATATGATGCCATTATCTGCCCGACTATTGATGGCATTCGCCATCTTCAGGAAGTAAGGCTCTGGGATGCCTCACCCGTGGCCTTTGCCGCTAATCCCGAAGCTGTGATTGTAGGGGTGAAGCAATTAGAACTCAAACCCTATCCTAACGAACATTCTTGCCGATTGAATCCCCCAGGGGACTATGATGAATTCAGGCGAACCAACCGACAATCCGAGGGTAAGACCTACTCTATTATCCTGGGGAAACTAAAGAATGAAGATATCTGGGAAGAGCAGGCATTTCGATACAACAAGGATGTCTGGGATGCAGATGAGGCCCGAGCGCATTGTGAAAAACATGACGGAACCTTTGAGGCTGCCAGTAAAGCACTTCCGATTCAAGGAGCCGAGATAATCACTCCTGAAGATAAGGAAGCCGCAGAACTGGATAGTATTGTCGGAAGCCTCAAGGCCGAAAACGACGGCTTCAGTATGGCAGAAGCCGAGAAACGCATTGAGGCCATATTAAGCAAAATATAACGGAGGTAACATGGAATTAAAAGAACTTACAGACAAAATTCAAAATGCAGTTGATGAACTGCACAAAGCCGGGGAGAGGCAGGATGCCGAGATCAAGAAACTCGGTGGGCCTTTAGCTGAAACCAAGGCCACTATTGACAAACTCAATAGCCGGATAGATGACCTAGAGGTCAAACTTCAGAGAACAGATTTACCTGGGGCAGGGAACGTCGCTGTTCTTGATGAGAAAAAGGCCGTTCAAACCAAGGCTTTCTACAAATGGATACGCGGTGGCAAGGCTGCCCTGGAACCTGCGGAGAGGAAATCGCTGGTTGAAGATGCCACAGGACTTTACGCTATCCCCCAGGAACTTGAGGCAGAGATATTGCGAGCTTTGCCCCAAATAAACACTATCCGCAACTATGCCCGTGTCCGCCAGACCACACGTGACAAGCTTCGCATCCGCAGTATGGCTGAGGTGGCTGTTGGCTGGGGTAAACTGGAGACTGGCACCTCAATCACGGATACAACCCTAGTTCCCTCAGAGGCTTACATCTATGCAGAAGACCTTTACGCCCTGTCTAAAATCGGTGAGGATGAACTCATGGATTCAGATGCCAACCTTCAAGCTCTCCTAGCTGATAGCTTCGCAATAGCAATTGCTGATGCAGAAGCCAAGGCATTCGCTGTTGGACGTGGCCACACGACCTACTACGAACCTGCCGGTATAGCAGTTGATGCTACTCTCCTCAGCACCTATTCAACTGACCTGGCTACTGCCGATACCATCACCACTGACGATATGATCAAGATTGAATATGAGCTGGGGACGCAGTATCTTAATGGTGCTGCTTGGCTGATGCACCGGAAGACAGAGAAGGCATTAAGGCTCTTCAGGCCGGCTGTAGCATCGGGCTACTACGGCAACTATATGTGGCAACCATCACTTCTAGCCGGAGCACCGAATACTTTTGACAGCTATCCCATCATCAACCAGAACGATATGAATTATCCACTGGATACCGTGGACGAAAAGACCGCTGTCGTCTTCGGCAACTTTAGGCTAGGTTACCTGATTGTTGACCGACTGGGGATGACACTGCAGAGGCTAGATGAACTGTATGCCGAATCCGGGCTCGTTGGCTTCAAGGTTCATCGCAGAGTTGGTGGCGGTCCAATAAGAATTGCCGCTTTCCGTGCCTTGAACAATGAGAGCACCTAAACCTGAGTAACGGAGGGGGCGAATAGCCCCCTCTAACATATTAGGAGGTTAAAAAATGACTATGCAAATGTTAGCTTATGATGTGGTGGATGCCACTATTACTGTTGGCACCCCTACTGCTGGCTCCTTTCCCGTTGCCATCCAACTGAAAAATGCTCAAGGCGGCGATCTTGATCATTGTGCCGGTGTATTTTTCTACCTATCCAAAAACTCTGATGGCTCAACAATCTGTCTGGATGGTACAGACACCACTTCAGTTACCATTGGCACCGATGGTCTGTTCCCTGAAATCGCCGGATATGCAACGGCTGTCTGCGGTCACGTGATAAGTGAGTCGGATGGCGATATCGACATGACTATCGTTGTTCTTACTACCAAGACAGTATACCTCGTACTCGTTATGCCTAATGGCCAGTTGGTCATCAGCGCCATTATGACCTATACGGCATAATAAAGAAATAGGGGGGAGTACCCCCCTTTTCTTTTAGGAAAGTTATATGAGAGTGCGTATCTTGAAACAGGTAGCATCATTCAAGCCTGGGGATGTTAAGGATGTCCCAGATGAATTAGCTGACAAATGGTGTAAGGCTGGTTTAGCAATGCAAGATAAGAGTTTGGATGGGGGCAAAGAGGTTAAATGCAAACACCAGTAAAAGGCTCAGTAAGAGCCAAAGGCACCGTAGAAATTATTGCGGCAACTGGAAATCTGGTTTACCGTTCCAAGGAACGTAAAGTATTTAAGCGATATGAGGTCTGGCGTAGTCAATGGGCAACACAAAAGGATAACAGAAAACTTTGGATGCCCAGGGCTTTCAGAGAAGGCAAAATCACACCATTAACTCTGGCATTTTATCTATATCTAATAATATTCAAGAAATCTATCTACAGGAGGCTAACAAATGGCTGAAAGAGGAGTTCCGACTAATAAACTATTCGTAGCAAAAGCACTGGCAATGCAGGCTGGAACCGGGTTTGACCGACCACTATATGTTGCCCTGGATAAGGCTAGTATGGCAGGTCTTGATGCCACCAGTAACGCTTTGGGTACAGAAGCAACCGAGAGTGGTGTTGCCAGGGCAGCATCAACCCTGACGGTACAAACCACAACGGTAACAGGGGACACTTGCCGTGTCTATAAGTCATTTTCATGCGCGGCCACAGTTACCATCTATGGTGCTGGCGTATTCAATGCTGCATCCACTGGTAATATGCTGGCGTTCCATGAATGGCCTGCATTAGTGAACCTTATCAGCGGCGACACCGTGAATGAGACCGTTGACCTGCAAGATAAACTCGCAACCTAAGAATAGAGAATCTAGCAATGCAGGGAGCAACCCGGCCTTGTTTGTAAGGAGGTCTTATGGCAAAAAAGATTATTATTCTTGACCGAGTAGGAGAGCCAAGCGATGTCGCTTATCGAGTAGCCTTCTGGCTGACTGTACCTTCTACCAGATGGGCTTTCTATGTAAAGCCAGCAGGGATGAATCC